GTTTTGCAATTCGTGCAGGAGTACGTTTTCGCGGTTTTCTTCCACGAGGAGCGTTAGATGAAGAAGAAGAATTTGGGTCAATTTCAATTTTTATTGCTTTGTTATTCATTTTCAACGATGTTCGAAATTTATCTACTAAATTTTATAGTTGAAAAATGAAAGATAATGGTTTAAAACACCGGCGCACTTTAATTAATTTAGTGTTTTAACTTTTTAAATTGAAAAAGATTAGCCTATTAACCTCCCCAGATGGCTAGTCCGGACAGGGTTTTCTACACAGCTGTGACGCCTCGTTACGCATAGCTAGAAAACATTTTAGTTAAAGTCAAAAAAGGCACACCAAAATGACTGAGGATTTTTCTTAAGCGAAAGTAGATCCACAAAAGCTTAAAGAGCTCAAAAAGAGCTTTATTTTTAAAAATATCTTTGTAATAAGGTTGTCTCTGATTCGAGACAATTCCACCATCCTTTAACATTCAAAGGATCATAACGTTCGAGCATGTATCGAGCATACTTGTCAATATAATTGAAAACAGGAGTGAAAGTAAACATTTCACTTCTTATAGCACAAGCACGTTGAACAGCTTTTTCACAAGAGCCATCACCTTTAAACAAAAGTGAACTTATTGCTCTTTCTGGTGAAAATACTGGGAACCAATGATCATAAATTTTGCTATACACAAAACGATGACCAATGAATTCAACGACATCTGAATAAGAAATATCATAACCAAAATAGTTAAAAGTTCGGGTTATACTTTCGCAATTAAAAACTTGAAGAGATTTATTACTTTGTTTGATTGCAGAGTCATCTCCATATAAATTCAACATCACATGTTTAAGAAACGCGTGAAGTTTTCGTTTTCCTCCATTAAGTAACCATACAAGTATAAAAAACAAAGTTAGCACTAAAGTGTTGTCAACGGCAGTATTAAATGTTCCACTTGGATGACCAGGAAACAAATACACAGATCCGTCGCGAAGAAACACAGGAGTTGTGGCAATATCACGATAAAGATTGCACAACATATTCCATACTAAGTAAGTTTTATATTCTCGGGACATCATGTCGTATCGTATACCACACAACCATAAGAAAAAATCATACAAAAACCCAG